CTGGATGAGATTCATTCACGACCCCCTTTCAGAAAAGGCGCGGGCGAGGGGCAGGATCTTCGTCAGATGAGCGGCAGGGGGTGAAGCCCTCACCACGGCCATGCCTCACAGCGCCCGCGCGGATCATCCGTTCAGAAGGGCGGCGGCGATCCGCTTCGCCCTGTCCCCCACTTGGTAGGCGTACTTGGATGCGAGGACGGCTTGGGCGGCGGTGTTCCAGTCGCCCGCCTCGATTGCCGCCCGCATCTGCTTGAACTTGGATAGGCCCGCTTCCCCCAAGTTGAACGCCATGTTTGCGAGCGCCTCTTGCCGCGCATCCGTCATGGAGTCCCACGTCGGGAACAGGCGGCGGCACACGCGGATCGCGGCGCCGATGTCGTTCTCCAAGAGGTAGAGCGCTTCGGCCTCGGTGATCCCAACATCGTCCAGATTGCGACCGACGCCGATAGTCGTGCGCCCCGCCGTGCAGAGGTACGGCTTGAGGCGTAGTCCTTCGTCGCGCTTGAGATCGGAGAGTAGAACGTCCAGTCTCACCGCTGCCCCCCTTGCTCAAGCAGGATCGCCTCAATGCGCTCCAGACGCCGGATCATGTCGGTGTACTGCCGGTCAACGCGCACCTCGATCGCCGCGTCCTTTGATTCCATCTCCGTCCGCGTCGGCGTGTCCTTTGCGGACGCGAACACGCTTAGGCCAACGGATACGGCAAGCCCCATGATGATGAGCCACTCCCTAGCGTTGTTGCGGCTTTCCGGTGTCATGCCTTCCCCGTTCTACCGTGCGAGGTCAAGAGAATCGAGGGTCGCCGTTGCGGACCCGTTGCGGATGGCGAGCAAGTACGCCCGCGCCGTTGACGCTGAAAGAAACGTGATCTTGGTGCAGAAGGTGACGATGGGCGACGCCAGCGTGTAGCAGTCGGCGCACGTATCGCCAAGCAACGCCTCGCCGTCTCCGGTGGAAGTCTGCAAGGTATCGTAGTAGGCGAACCACTTCGCCGAATCCCCAAACGCCACGATGCTCGGCTGGTACTTTGCCCGAAGCGCAGCGGAGCTTGCGAAGATGTAGTGCTGCGCGCGGGTGAGGGCCAGCGTTTCGTGCATGTCCGACTGGAGCGCGATCCATTTGCCGGTCAAGGCGCTGTCGATCTGCGCGACGTAGCCGCCGGCAGAGAGCGCGGCGGTGATCGGGGTCCGTGCGCTCGATTCCATTGCCCCGGTCGTGTCCACCCCGGTTTCCAACGCCCGGTGCTGCCCGATGATCGCCCATTCGGTAGAGCCAACCCGCGCGAGAAGCTCGGCCAAGTCGGTGCGCTGTACCGATGCCGCGTCAAGGATGCCGGGGTAGTCGTCGGAGTTCACCCCGCCGACGCCGTTGTTCTCCCAATAGGCGCGGTATCCGTCAACGGAATCGGCGGCGATGTTGTTGAGCGCCATGAACAGCACGTTTGTCGGCACGCCACCCAGGCGGACCCGGTGCGTGTACCATGTGCTGCCTTGATCGGCCTGCGAGGCGTAGGGCCGGAAGAACGCGCCCCAACCGGCCGCCCAGTCGTTGTAGCGCGAGGCCGAATCGGTCACGGCCAACACGCGGACTTCGTGGTTGCCGACTTCCGGCAGGCAGTCCACGCCGAGCGAATCGCGGAACAGCTCCAGCGCCCAGATTTCAAGCGCGTGTTGGGCGCTGTCGGCGCTCTCCCATGTGAAGTCGCCGCCGACGATGAGCGCCGCCGCGTTCGGGTCCGCATTGATCTCCGTCACGAGCTTGGACAAGCGGAGGCGTCCATTCTCGCCCCCGCCTAGCGCCGTAGCCGCGTGAAGGTCGGAGATGTAGTAGACGTTGAACCCGCTCGTGATCGTGGCGGCGGGATTGGTGCGCACTCCACCCGTCAGGGCGAGGCACAGCAAGGCAAGGGCGAGAGTACGCAGGCGCATCTACTGCGGTCCCACCCGTCCGGGGCCGACGCGGACCCTCCCTGTGCCGGTGGAGACCGTCACGGTGTCGGTCACCGCCGCACGGGGCAGGTAGTGGACCGTGAGCAGCGGGCGGTTGCCGGCGGTTGCGGCCTCGGAGGAGTGGAACTTGTATATCGCCGACAACCAAAAGTCCGGGTTTGCCGTGTACTCGGTCTGCAATTCCCATCCGTAGTTTGTCCACAACCCGGCATGGATGCGCCTCACAGCCTCGGTCACGTTGAATGTGACGGTATTGCCAGATGCCGCGTTGCCCATGTAGCAGATTGCGCTCTTGGGTTTCGCGCCGCGATCATAGAGTGCGCTCGATAGCATCGTGTCGAGTCCCGCGCCGTTGAACCAATCGGAGGCCGCAGAGTCCCCGCCGCTCACCGACCAATCTATCGCCTTGCCCGTCGTGTCCCATGTAGCCGTGCTGTCGCCCCAGTCTTTCATGAGTCGATACAGGAATAGTGGGAACCGTGCGTCCGATGTGGTGGTGGCAGCGCTGTGCGTCAGCGTCAGCGTCGCATCGAGAATTCCAGCCGTCGCCGGGATGCTAGAGATGTTGCACTTGAGCAAGGGGTGAAGTCGCGAGCCGACCGAGGCGCTCACCCACAGCTTGACCGCGTTGGCGTTGCCACCGTTCGCCGTTGTCGGGGTCGCCTCGGTCAAGTAGGTGTCGTCCCAACCCGTGAACCCCGACGCGCCCTGTTGGAATGTCACTGTCACCGTGCCCTCGGGCCATGTCTCGGTTCCCGCGAACGACGGCGAGGCGATGCACAGCAACGCCAGCACCATGATCCATTTCATGATTCGCATTGAGCCGCCCCCTTATCGTCTGCGGACGAGTGCGTGGACGTAGACCGTGCCGTTCCCGCCGCCGTCCACGAGGATGTGAGTCACGGGGTCTTCCCACGAATGGACCTCGCCGCCGAGCAGCGTGTCCCACTTCGCGCACGGGAACGCCTGCGCCCAGTAGCGCGAGCCGTCGGAGGTGGTCGTGCCGATCTTCCCGCCGCCGACGAGGAAATGGCCGTAGCCGGGAACGGCGCGGAGCTTGGGATTGCTCGCCACCGTCGCCGGGATGCACCCCACGTAGGTCACGGTCGCGCTCGCGCTAGTGGACCAAATCGTCCACTGAGCGGCAACCCCGCCAAGGGCGAGGGTGTCGAGCGTGGAAGAAGTGACGGTCAGCGACGTGTCATACGCCGCCACCGAATGCGGCGAGTAGAGCTTCGCGTCCCACATCTGCGCGGAAGCCGGAAGGGCGAACAGGAGCGCCACGATCCCAAGACCGAGCGCCCACCGATTGAGTCTCATCGTGGCGTGTCCTTTCTCTAGCATGGTGTATAGATGATCTGCTCGGCGCTGAACTCAACCCCGAATGCACCGCTCGCCGGTAGCAGGCGCACTCGGTTCACAAGGTAGTCGGCAACCCCCGTCGCCCCCGTCGTGTTCCACCCGGCCAGCTTCGCGGGCTGATTGATGTAGTCCGGTCGGGTCGCCTCGTAGTTCATGTCGTTGGACACCTGGATGATGTGACCGGGCCTCAAGTCCGAGAACTCGATGCCGCCCTGACACGAGAACACGATGCGCGGGTTGGTGTAGCGCTTGACCAAGTAGAACAGGAACGCGGTAGCCACAACGTGCTCGTACACCAAGTCGAGATTTATGTCCGGCATCTTACGCACGCCGTAGCGCGCCTGAGACGACGCGCATACCGTCGCCAGATTGTCGGTGATGTCTCCGGCTAGATCGGTCGCGTCACCGCTTGGCGGATCTTCGTCGCCGAGCCCGCTGTACCACAACTTGCAGTCGCCGTCCGTCTCCGTGACAATCTGCGAGGATTCAAGCGATCCGGTCGGGAGAAAGCGCCTGTATTTGACCGTGAAGCGGTTAAAGATTTCGTCGTCTGGCGTGAACGCGGCCTGGAATCCTGACACCGCGTACGGCTTGCCTAAGTCAGCCGCGCCGGGGTGCATCGAGTTGGGATGGATCTTGACGCGGTTGCCGTCGCTGTCCTTGTAGTAGTTGTGGTCCGCGTCTGCTGCCGCCTCGGGATAGACCCCGGCATATATGCCACCCTCAGGCAGTTTTGCTACGAACATCGGCGCCTGACTGCACAGATTGGCGATGACGTTCTTGATCGGCGTTTCGTCGGTGACGATTAGATTGGATCGCCACTCGTTGGTGTTATTGATGTCCAGAGCCCAACTGTCAAGCGCGCTGTGCGCGTCGATGATGCTGCCGAACTGGCTGGATGCGGAGAGTATGTCCGTTGCCGCAACGCCGGTGCCCCACTTGTGCAATAAGTGGCTTGCGATGTGGGCGTTGTTGACCATGTTAATGTCATGCGATCCGCTCACGTCCCCGGCGTCGTTGTCCAGCGACCACTTGAGCGCGTTCATGTAGTTCTGGACGAAGTACGGTGTGAGCGCGGACGTTGTGCCGATGCGCTGAAATGTGGGGTAGGCGCCGGGGCGCGAGACGCGGGGATACATGACGGGCGACTGCGGGCCAAAGAGCCCCTTCGCCACGTTGAACGAAGTGCCGATCGCATAGGCCCAGAGCCACGCGGGGCCAAGGCCGGGGTTGGGCTTGAGCATCCATGCCGGTGGAAGCATCATCGCCTCACGATCCGCCCAGTGATGTCTACCACCGGGCTCGTTTTGGTGATGACCGCCCCGCCAGTCTTCAGCTTCACCTTGCACACAGCACCGCACGCAATCAGCTTGAACGTGTCGCCGGACCCGCCAGCCGCACTGATGAGAACGCGCACCACGCACTCGCCCTCTGGACCGCCGCTTGCGTTCTTCACATAGCGCCAGTCCATCCGCATGATAGGCTGTTGGGCTCCGCTGGCCTGTACGTAAGCGGTTGTCGGGACGGCGACGCTGTTCTTGGACTTCTGCGTGTATAGGTTCGCCGTTCTGAGGTCGGTAGCGGACATGACACCATAGACGGCGCCGTCGTAGTACCCGACCCAGTCGGCGGAAGGAATCGAGTAGATCCCAAAGCGCACGCCGGGAGTTCCAACAAATGCCGCACGGGCACCAATGACCAGATATGCGCCGATGCAGTCAGTCTCTAGCGGGATCTCGCCCATGATCGAGATAGGCGAGATGGTGAACTGGACGACCTTGTTCAGTGCCCCGTCGTCGCAGGTGACATTGGCGTACTGGAACGGATCACGCGCAAGAAGCGCCGCCGGGTTGTCAACAATCGAGTCGGCATCGGTGAAGATACCGTTGCACGGGACATACACGAGGGCGGTCTGGTACTGGTTGACCTTGACGGTAATGCCGAACGAGTCTCCTAGCGCCACCTCGTCACTGTAGATCGCGCTGTCGCCGTCGCCGCTTCCCTCCTCAATGATCCCCCACGCATCCGCCTCGGGGTAATACATGACAAGTCCATCGGCGGCATCGGACGCTAGGTTGGACGCGAACGGATCTTGACCAAGCCAGCCAGTGTTAACTCCGTAGCAGTCGTTGGTGGCCAGGTACAGATAGGATGTCAATCGCGCCTGTGAAATCACCGGAGCAAGGGCCGGATGGAATCCTGCAACTGCCGCATCGGACCACGACAGTCCAGCCGGAGCTGCGGCCGGCTTGAATTGCCCGTACACGAGCGGAATGAACTGGCCCTTCGCATTGGGGTCCGGTGGATCTGTTACCTTGCGGCGAGGTATCAGCGTGTCCTCGGCCTTGGTGGGCTGCGTCAGGTTGAACACGATCTGGCCTTGAGGCAGGTCCACCGACTGCACGATCCCCTTGAAGATCGTCTGGGTCTTGTAGGTTGTCGGATCGTCCGTCGTGCCTGCGAAGTAGTAGACCTTGTACTCCACCGCCGCGCCCTGCCAGACGTAGTATTGAAGCAACTGCGAGAGCCGCACTTCGTCGCCGGTCAGCGCGGGCGACTCTGCCGGGCTACCGCTCGCAAAGGTCAGTTGCCCGTTGTCGAGGATGCCGTTGATGCGAACGTCCTTCAGGACCAAGCGCGGATCGGCG